TTAGGTTATCTTTTATGTTTAGACAAGCAAGTTCAAGCACATATTGATGAAAATGGTTTCAGTAATAAAATGCAGAAAAAACCATGAAATATAATTTGTATGTATAAGTAGCATTATACATACAAATTTCGTAAGCCTTATTTACCTGATAAAACTAGCTGAGCCGGCTTCTCTGTATCAACGTCTATCGGTATGTCGAACGTGTAACATGCTTGATGATACAAATGACCCTCCATAAATGAATTAACTAAAGCTCTAAGCCACTTTTCATCTTCGGGTACTTTCTCGGGGTGATGATAGATTTCTTGGCATGTGTTATGATCGGGTACAACCCAAATAAATTCGATATCGTCTTGTTGAGTACATCGCCACACGGTTTGATCATAGGTGGGGGTTGGTAAGGATTGTCTAGGCACAAAGTAGCGACGAATGACGTTTTCCATTAGACGTTCTTTCTTTACGATAACGTTGATGAAAAAGTCTCCATCAAACCCGGGCTTTCCTTTTACTCTTCTTACACAATCTTCTAGCTCTTTGAAATATTCCTTATCTATTTCTCGTTGCGTATCAATTATGCCTTGCTTATTATCGGGATTGATTAAGCGTTTATATGCTTCCTCTCCAACTGTAGATTTCCTCATATCTGCTTTTAAACTCCCATGTTTTAGGTTTGTGATATACTTAGAGCCGCTTTATAGCGGCTCTTTTTATTAACTTCTATCGACCCAATTAATCCGCTGAGATTTACCGTAAGCATCACAAGTATATACTTGAGTTCCTACTGGGTCATTCTTTGCGGGTTTACCGTTTTGAAAGTTAGGTTGTTTACCAAATGGCATGTTCCTTTCTTCCGGGCCTTTAGCGGCTTTCCTGTGGTCATCTTCGCTTTTATACATGGATGCCCCCTAAGATGCGTCTGAAGCTGTTCTCTTTTGCTTCATGATGGTCTTATAGTTCTCACTTGCGTAAGCGTCTAAACCTTCTACCGTATCACGATATTTACAATCAATCCCGTAGCTAGCTTTAGGATATGATTTGTGCTTCACTTCTTGAGGCATATTAGCGTACTCATTTTTGGTTTCGCTAATCATACCGCCCTTACCGGACATGTTATCGTAATATTTCTTAGCCATTTGTGTTCTCCTTTGTGAAAACTGCGGATGGTTCCGCAACGTTTATCGTCTATTCACTACATTACAAGGATAATGCTTCCATACCTGTTGAGGATGTCGCATCGTTACCTAGCAATGCCGGCGAAAAATCTTCCTCGACTTCTCGTTCTGTAACATGAACGCTTTCAGATTCTGATTCTGAGTTCATTTTTTTTAGTACTACTACTAAATTAAACAACTTTTCAATCTGCGTCACATCTAATTCCTCTAGCTCTTTCATGGTTTTAGCCATGTTTAGATTAGCTAGCTCTATGTCTTTCTTAGCCTCAGCTCTCCTTTCGATTGCTAAAGCACGATTTTCTTCTACCCTTGACAGACGCTCAACCCCTAGTCCTTTATCAGCAATTGATTTACTTCCGGTGGATTCAATTTGAGCCTGTAGTAAAGCCATCTGTATTTCAGATTCTTTCTGAGCCTGTTCTTGTGCTTGCTGTTCTTGTTTTTGAACCGCTTCAACAAGCTGATTTTTATTTTGCAGGGTTGATGATTCAAGGAGAAGACCGGCGGGAATTGGTACACCGGCTTCTCTAAGTTGCAATAATTGTGCAAATTGCATTTGGCGTTGCGTCGTTGTGTTTAGCCCCTCTTCAATCTCGACATCGAATCGAGAGAAGGATCGTTGGAAAAACTGTTGCGTTGGCTCTTCACCAATAATTCTCTTAACTTTTCCTGGGCTAAAGTTCTCTTGGATTAAATCCATGTAAAGCCGTCCCATCTGCTTGACGCTGTTGTCTAGCTGATCGAAAAGTATTTGTAGGGTAGTAAGTCCGGCGCCTTGTCGTAGCATTGCTAGTATGCCGGCTTTGTCATCGTCGGCCATACCGAGCATCTCTTCGTTAACACCGCTTATTTCCTGAACCTCTTTACCTAGTAGCTCCGATAACTGAATCATTGAAGGGGGAATCTGAGCCGGCATGATCTTTTCGACGTCCATCATGTCCGCACCTTTTTTCAGTGCTATACCTTTTCCTTGGCCTTCTAAGTATATATCTTTTGGGTTAACTAAACTATCCACTTTATATTTAAAACCACTATTAACTTGCGATTCTAATATATCTAGTTCAATAACTTTGCGCCTATTATATAAAAATTGTGCATCTCTAAGCCCCCGGACAACCCCTTGTACTCTCCAAGGGAAATAAGGTATTTCCGGCTCGTAGTACCCTAGGAAGGCAACAAAAGGATACTGGTCAATGCCCATCGGGTTAGGGCCGTTGTACATAATTCTACCGTCAACTGAGATGGCCAGCTTTACCGTCGGGATAGTGGTTTTTGCTTTAATGATGTTGGGGTACATTCCTAAAAACTCGTCTAAGTCTTCGTCTTCACCCTTCCACTCTATGACCTCTCCCGATTCAGTATCTTGTAGGATCGTTTGTTCTCTTAGGTCTCTATACCAATATTCATCGTAGCTATGGAGCTCATTCATACCGTAGTTGTAAGCCTCTGCCATGAATTGGAACTTGTTGTCTTTGCTTCCGCCCGCTGACATATTCATAATCTCATCTTTTTGACCCGGGAGCATTGTAACAAGCTGTTTTTTGCTCATCCATTGCCTACGCCATATGAAATTACAGTCGCTTAAATCTTGGTGCTTAAAGTAGGGATCAATCAAAAAACTGGAATATGGGACGTGATCACATCTGAGATCTCCCGACACTGGGTCACGTGAATAGTCCATCCATACATTTATTAGGCTCATGCCTGTAGTGATAGAGCCGGCATCAAATGCCCTGCTTATACATTCTTGAGCGTTAGACTTGTTAAACGTCCACATGAGAAGCTTAGAGTATTGGTCAGAGGTTTCTTGATCGTTATTTTCAACGGGTATGGCTACGACGCTCTTTCTGTTCTTGCGCTGATAACCTGTGATCATGTTGACGATTCGACGGATTCGGTTGAAATAGAATTGCTTTTTCCTATAAGCGGGCATATTTCCGTATATGTCATTCCATAGCGTTTGATCACCGGCTTTGAACCTAGTGTCGATGTCCGCTTCCGACCAAAAAGATTGATTGAGGGTGATTGCTTCGGCGTATTTGTCATCCATAATACGTTGAATGCCTCTATCATCGTCACCCTGACCGTCCGTGTAGTACCATTCATCTATATTTAGTCTGTTCAACGTCATATTTTCACCTTGTGAATCGTCAATATCTTCAATTACTATATATCATGATTTTATAGTAATTTAGATAAAAAAACTTCTTTTATCTTAAATGGCAAGATTCATTTGACTTCTTTCTTTCCCCACATGTACCAACCGTATGCGTGCATACCTAGAGAAACTATACATCCTCCCGACTGAACCATTAAACCTAGAGTGTAGTTTCTGTACATCCAATACATTAGACATACGCTCCATATCAGAAAACAAACCCTTTTTCCATGAGCGTTGAATAGACGACCACTCTTTCCTAATAATGTAAAAACAAGATCGGTTAATTCACCCATTAAAAATATGCTCCCGCCCCCATTTCTTGAGGCTGTTGGAAAACTGCCGGTATGCTCTGCTTTTGTGTCGCCTCGTAGTACATACGGTCTATATCCTCCGGCTTTAGGCTACTACCTAAATCTTTACCAAAATGAGTATAGAGAGCGTATCTCTGAGCGTCCATAGAGTGATCATGATCTTTTACGGGCTTGTCTTCACCTTTGGCGGAAGCTTTAGCATCCCATACATAAGATGAATACTCCCGTATCGAATTACTACAACTTCCACATATCTTGTATGTCCCGTTCGATAATAGCTGAGATTGAAACCGTATACCATTTATCACATCATTGTCAGCGTCGCACACTTGGTCGACACCCTGCTTGTATAACTCGGCTTTGAAAGAGGCGGCGGACGGGTCAATATAAATAGACTGTACGTTATATCCCTTCACGAAGGTCAAAAGGTCTTCGGCGTACTCTGTGTCTGTCTTTTGCCGATTAGTCTTGCGTGAATCATAGTAGTATTCACGCTCTAACCATATGTTAGGGAAGTTTCTAGGGTCATATCCTATCAGTGCAAAAACTGTTGGGTTAGCTGTACCGTAATCGACTCCGATGATATAATACTGACCTCTCTTTGTGGGAAAGGGTATAACGTGTTCATCGTCATTGAAAAAGTCATATACTGTACCCTCGGCCAAAACCCACTCGCCTTCTATATATCGCTTATACCATAGGCCTTGATACTCATTCTTTAAAGCGTCTATGTAGTCTTGTCCTAGGCTAGGGTTGTCTTCAATGCGGAATTTCCAGGTTGCTAGGTCTAATTTGGGATTGTCTAAGAATTCAGTTTTTAGCCAATGAAACGGGGAATCTGGGTTTGTAGTTCCAAAAAGCTTTGCCCCCTTAACCGATAGACGAGAGAGGAGCATCTTTATGAACCCTTGAGGTATTAAAGCTATCTCATCCACATACGCCATTGAGAGAGTTGCCCCTTGTATGCGGCGTTGCGCTCGCTCGTCCGATGCACCCACTAGATAAACGATTCGGTCGAACAACATCATCTGAGTTGCTTTAGGAGTAGGCATCGGAAATCCAAGTAAGCCACATAATTCAGCTACGACGTTGCGCTGTATCGAGTCCCTCGTTGGGCCCACGATCATACAGTGACCGGGAGGCCCTGACCGCAACTCTTTAATAAAACGAAGAATAGAAACAAAAGACTTACCCGAACGAACAGAGCCCTCCCATATGTTGAGCCGTTGATTAGACTCATGGTATGAAAGTATCTGTTTATCACTGAGGGGGAGATTCGACATATGCGTCAAACTCCACAAATTCAACTTTATCGAATCGCTTCTTTAAATCTGTAAGCGGGCCAAGTGGGCCGTTAAGGTCTTCGAAAACCTCTTTCGCTGTCTCACTCTCTACTGTCAAAAGTATTCTACACGTCATCCATATCTGGTTGCTCATCTAATAACCCATTTTCCTTTAAGAGTTTCTCGTATTTTACTATTTTCTGCATCATGTCCATGCTCATACTGAAGTCATCAATTTTTGCTATTACATCGTCATGTGACTTGATGCCAAGTTCTGTCTTGTACTTTTCAAATCTCATTTGTCTATCTAGCTTGTCTTCTTCTTGACTCTTTAAGTGATCGCTTACATCGCCTAAATATTTCGGGATGAATGTTTGAAAGGCCCATGCATTATTACATTCGAAGGCATTTTTAAGTATTTTATTACCTAAAATTTCTTTGGCTCTTTTATGGTAGGCCAAAAGTATACCATATTTCTTATGAAGCTCTTTCCACCACGAATAAGATTGCCCTTTGCTTTCTGTCCACTCGCAAAGATGATATATGTTTTCACCCTGTACGAAATCAACTAGCTCTTTTCCTAACTTATTAAGAGTTTTTTCATCGTAAACATATCTTTTTTTTGCTTCTTTCTTTTTAACCTTAACTTTAGGCTTAGCCTTTACTTCTTTTTTCTTAGCCAAAACTTACCCCCATCGTTCTTTTCTCAACCTGTCCATATACTCATTTTCTGTTACTAGCCCGTGTTTAAGAGATAGGTAGTCTTTGACCCACTCGTCGGGATAATGTGAATATAAAAACTGATTCTTTTTGATGCTATGCATAATAAATAACATAGACTCCTCGAAGCTCTCTAATTTACTATTGAATTCTTCCATTTGTTGAGTTAGCTTGAAAAGTACTTTGTCGCTTTTATCACAAGTTTTTGCCATTCGTAAGTTTGTGGCTTTTATTCCGTTTGAATAACTCTTTTGTGCTTCGCTTAAATCTCTAGAAGCGGAGACAATCTTTCTTTTAACCCACTCGTAATCGCTAAGCACTTTTTTCTTTTTAACTTCCGTCTTGTCGACCACTTGGTCTAATAATTTTTCTACTATAATTTGTGTTTTCTTTTTAATTTGCTTCTTGTCGACTACTTTTTTCGTTTCCGATAATTTTTCTATTTTCTTTTTACTCAAAACTCGAACCTCAATTGTTGTTTTACATCACTAGCCATTGTATGGCGTTTATCCCATAATTTGCCCCGTAAGTCCTCGTTTTTCTCTTGGAGGCCTTGTCGACATCTTCTAATACTCTCTAGAGACCCGTATTGACCTGACTTAAGCCTCTCAATAAGCTCACGTGCTGTTAGGACATCCAAATCATTACCCTCTAGATCTTCTAGTAATAAGCATATCAGTAAATTATCGTTATCTTTTGTCTCTGGTACTAATTTCAGTTTTTCAATCACTCGGCTCTTTATCCCAAAAAAACGCATAGGAAAATCACTCGCTTTTATCTATCCCGTATGAGACAAGCCCATCATATGAAAAATGGGTATGGCTTGCACACCCTGTCAAAGTAGTCATTCCAAATAGTGTCAAAAATATAAGTCTCATTTACTTTTCCTTTTCTTTGGCTTCTTGCTTATCTCTTTGATGAGTTTCTTATCTTCTTTAGCTTCGTGACCAAACATCTTGATGTCTTCTTTTAAATGCTTTTTTACTTTTGATAGTTTTTTCATTATTCCTCGTAGGGTTGTAACTGTAGTTCATCCCATTGAATTATCATTGTTCGCTCTAGTGCAATACAACATTCAAAGTAAGTTCCAAAAAATGCGGGGCTACATTTTCCCTTTTGGTCTTCAACCTCTACCATCCATTGATCACTACTTTCATGAACAATTAAGTAGGCGTAAGCGAAATCATCATATTTCACTAGTCGCTGACCGATTTTTATGAGTGCTATAGTCATTTTTCTTTACCTCGTTCTGACAATAGAGCTAAAAGTGAAACGCAAGCGATCATCATCAACACAATAAATGCTATTGACAATCCCACAAAGAGAGGTGCAAAGACAACTAACCAAGGAATATCTGCACTTTCAGTCAATTTTATTATCAGTAGAACCACAAACGATATTGTAAGAATTCCGCACCTCATTATTTCTTTCCCCTACTTCCTTTTGGCCGTAGACTAGGGTATTTTGCGTATACAGCTCTCTTAATTCCGGGTGGGCTAGGTGCGTTGTGTGCCAGTTTAAGGGCGCTTTTGGCACGTTTAAGGGTGTTGATGGGGTAAGACCCCGCCGGCGCTCCGCCCTTTTTCCCCGCCATATCTTTTTGAGAAACTTTTTTATACGACCCAACATTACTTCCCCCCGGCTTCTTTTTCATTTGGCTCGCCTTTCTTGGCGGTACCTTCTTTCCTTTTGAAATTGACGTAGATTTTTTCGGCACGTGCCCCCCATGATTTTTTATCGTTTTTACGTGTGTACCTATTTCGCCTTAAATTCTTTTTGATTTCTTGTAGGTCGAACCCTAAAACTTGATCTTGAGATTTCCACAATCGTTTATAAAACTGCATTTCTGACATTCCGAACGTTCGCCAAAATTGGCGTAGGAAATATGATGACTCACATTTAGACCAATGGGTCAACACTTGAGCAAAGTTATTAATCTCTGCCGGTAAAATCGTCTTCTTTCGTACCATCTAGCAACACCGTTATCTCGTAAGGGATTTCCAATTCTTGATTTATTGCCTTCACTATCGCTTTTATAGGGATGCCATTTTTAATGTTGTTTATGTCGATATTGGTAATATGTAGAGTTATCGACTGTTTCAGCTTAATATCTGCTTGCATTAGACATCTCACTTTTTCTTTTTCCTTGCACTGGGTTTAACACTACTCTTTTTCGATGGTTCTTTTTTCTTTTTCGTGTTTTTCTCAAATTCTTTTGCTAGCGTTGGGCTAACGGTATACATAAAACGCCTCTGTGCTTCGGACTCAAACGATGGCATAAACCTACTCCCATTTTACTATATTAAACCTTTTTTATCACATTTATAGTAATAGGATAAAGGTTTTCGACGATTTTTTTTTTCATTATGAAATCTGGAGTCTCAAAACCCTTAACGTCAGTGAACTTAACTTCCCCATCTTTCCAGAATTCTACGAAATCGACGACGTAACGGATTCCACCCGGAATATGAAAAGGAACCTGTCTAAGAAAGAAGAGTAAATCCCCGGCATCCTTTACAATCTTGAGTTTGTCGTAATATCTAGCCTCCATTTTCGAGTCAAATCTGATACCATCCGCTACCGTGGGCTTAGCATTGAATTTGTGTCGCACTTTAACTTTCATCCTTTCATCTCCTTAGTTATCACTAGAGCCTTTCGTATTTGATCCTTAAATTCCTCATGTTCGGGCATGAAACTTACATCTTTACCGGCATAGGGAAAATCTATAGCCTTCTCTAGTTCTCGATACACCCACGATGGAAGACCCTTCTTTTTATCATCCCACCATTTACGATTTTCCTGAGCATGATCTGGTTCACCGACACGCTGATTTTGAAATGATTTAGTTATGTATCCCCCCATATTTTCGATGGTTTGTCCTTTCTCCTTATATCTCTTACAATCTTGTAGATATAAACCTATGATCGCTTTTGCCCTCTGGACACCCATACCTGCGTTTGTCAGCCAGTTGACGACTGTATAAGGCTTTAGGGGTTCATCGTCATCTTTCATCGGCAGGAGAGACATAAAGAGGTTATAGACCTCTTTATGTTCAGGACTCAGGCCGTCAAAATCTTTATGCTTACGATGAACTCTAGGTACTGGGTTCCCTTCTTTGTCCTGAATCTGAAATGAGCAAGACAAGCCGCCGGCGGGCATCTTTCTTTCTTTTGCTTTTTTTATATCTCTTTCTTTTTGTTCTTTGTTTATAGGGGGTACTGAGTACTCCACCCCTGGGGTACTGAGTACTCCACTATCTGGGGTACTCAGTACCCTAGTACTTTCTTTTTTATGAACAATCTCATCTGACTCGTGAGGCTGGAGCCTTAACCGGTAGATGTTAGAAGTTGTGGCATCACCTCTAATGACCTCTATCCACCCATACGATTCTAATTTATTTGCGCAAACCCGAACCCATTTTTTTGTTACACCGCATTTTTCCTCAAAATGAGAATATGATATGGAAGCTTCCCTACGATGGAATCCTGAAGTATATCGTAAAATTAGATTGAGAACTTTATATTCTGAGTAGCTAAGTTTTGCCATCCACCCATCATCAATGATAAAATTAGGTACTTGGGTATAGTTTGGAGTTGGTAGGTAATCTTTCATATTTTCAACTCCTCCCTCATCTTATCAAGATAAGAAATAGGATAAAGTCCACACAGGGTATCTACAGACTTTACTTTTATGTAATTTCTAATTTTCCAACCACAACCCTTCAACTTGAATTTTTGTCTGTACATCTCAATAGATGTCCAATTAGGGCTTACTGGGGGTATCTTATTATAAATAGGCAAGTATTTTGCATATAATTTAAGCTCTATTTCACCGGACAACTCTTCAGGTACTTCAAAAAACTTATAATACTTAAACTTTTTTTCTCGGGTGTGAGTAGCTATTCGTGCGGCTAAGATTTTTGTTTTACCTACGTAAACAATTTTTTTATTTTCATCTAATAGTGCATAAATATAACTACATTTCTTTTGATGAAGCGGTGTATAAATCTTATCTGGAAAATCGTATTGATTTGAATCTTTTGGCGTGTTATGGTACTCTTGCATTATATAAATCCTTTGTAGCGATCTTGTCGATCGTTACGCTTGTATGGACATTCAGTCCAATTTGTTTCAGAGAAACCATAAGACGCCAAATCTCATGTGAGTTTCTCTCATTCTTGTAATGGGAGCGTTAAGCTCCTTAAAACTATGACTATAAAACCGTTCTAAATACTAGTCTTCTCAAAACATTCTTTAAAGTTAAATTTTTTCATTGCACTCAATATGTTCGGTAAAATCCTCTGGGTAAAGTATTTCCATTCTCGAAACCTTGCCCCCCGTTAACCTTTCTATTAGCCTAGCTCGTCCAAGTCCTACTCTTTTAAACCCATTAAGCAACTGAGCCGTATAACTGTAGCTAGTCCCCAATGCGTCGGCAAAATCTTGTATTTTTATCCCATTACTTTTTACGTATTCTTGTAACAACATTATGATTCCTCCGTTTGATACATGTATATTACCTAATCAGTATAATGTTTACCAGTGTTCTTTTATAGGGCACGCTATGAGGGAGTTTCACTTTTTTTACTTTTTTGGTATATTTCTGTTGCTATAAAATACACGGCATGTTACCTTATAGGTACAAAACAAGACAAAGGAGTCAATCATGTGTAACCCGTACTGGAGTCAATATACTAGCGCTGAGCTAGATGACATTAGAGGAATAGATAACACCTCTATAGTCACAATGGAACTAGACAAATCGGATTATATGAATGATGATGATATCGAAATTCAACAAGATGATTCCCTTTCTTTTGATTCCCTCGGGATGTCCTGCCGGGATTTTATGTAAACCAAAACCCTAATTCACTATACACAAAAGGCCTTGTATATGTCACACATTACACAAATAACACAGGTAACAAAAACAGAGTCGGAAGAAATAAGAGTAATTAAAACTCTTTTTGACCCTTCCGGTCAGCTTAATGAGGAGCAAATCAAGCTATTCTTACATGTAGCTAAAGAAAAACGTCTAGATCCTAGGATGAGACAAATTTGTGCAGTACCCCGTTACAACAAAAATTCAAACCGTACTGAGTGTGTGATTATCACACAAATTGACGGCTTTCGTTTGATTGCTGATCGTACCGGACGATATGCACCGGGTAAAGCTACCGAATGCTTACTAGATAAAAACGGTAAGGTTTCTGGAGCCACTGCATACGTAAAGAAAATGACAAAAGATGGTACTTGGCATGAGTTCGGGGAAACCGCTTTTATGTCTGAATACAAAGCCAAGTCATTCGCATGGACTAGCATGCCATTTGTAATGATATCGAAGTGTGCTGAAGCAAAAGCGTTGAGAAGGGCGTTTCCTGGAGACCTAAGCGGTATCTATGGTCAAGAAGAGATGGATCAAGCTTTAGTTGATGCTGAGTCTAAACCTCAAGTAACAAGCAAAGAGCCTGAGATTGTTGACCCGATCATTGCTGAAGATAAAAGAGTTCAGCTTGAAGCTTACGTCGACGGTAATGATGATGTTAAAATTGCTCTTTTACAGATTTGCAAAGTTAATAAATTTTCAGAAATAAAGGAAAGCCAGGTCGAGGCTTGCCGTAAATATGCTAAAGCTAGGATGAGGGTCAAAAATGAAAATAAATCTATCGAAAAATTGTCGGCTTAAGGTTTTCAATATAGGAGCCTTTAGAGAGGTGATAATGGTAGGTGAAACCCCGCTCGTTCTAAAATCAGGAGATTACCACATACTCGATAAGAACGGCGGGCTGATACCCGAAGGTACGGAAGTATCGTATAATTATTTAAATGTTAAAATCAAGGAATCTTATGAAACTGGAAGTGGAAATTTGTACGATGGAAGTATCGGTACTCACTAGCCTAGTAAACCACTTGATGGTGGAGTTTGCTATTGATAACGGGGTTCATACACCGGCGGACTTATATGTAAAAAGTAATCTTTGTGCACAACTAGAAAATTTAGAGAATCTTAAATTATTATCTTACCATAATGTTTCAACGTATGTCGGAATAGAAAATAAGCTTAAATCAATTTCACACGAAGGAGAAAATAATGTCACTACCTAAACAGAATACACCGGAATGGTTGGAATGGAGAAAAGATAAGATCGGGGCTTCGGATGTCCCCATCATTGTGGGGGTTTCTCCTTACTGCACTCCTTTAAAATTATGGAAAAAAAAATTAGGTTTCCTAGGTGAAGAAAAACAACACCCCGGCATGAGATGGGGGCATGAGAACGAAGGGGCCGTCCGCCAACGTATGCAAATAAAATACGGATTACGGATTGATGATAAAACGTGTGTCTCCTCTGAATACGATTGGGCTAGTGCTTCTCTAGATGGCATAGATGAAAACGGTGTTATCTATGAGATAAAATCATGTAATTCTATTGATCACGAGATAGCAAGAAGCGGAAACGTTCCAGAAAAATATATGCCACAGGTTCAATGGCAATTGTTTTGTGTGGATGCGACATTATGTCGGTACGTAAGTTCTCATAAAGACGAAGATTTAGTAGTTGAAGTAACCCGGGACAATGACTTGCTAGATGAATATTTATTAAAAATCATTGATTTCAAAGAATGCTTAGATAATTGGGTTGAGCCCGCATTAACCGATAGTGATCATTTACATATTGACGATTTAGAGTTTGGGGAAGCGGCTATGGCTTGGCAAAATGCTAAACAAATCCTAGACGAGGCAAAAAAACAAGAAGTTTATTGGAAGGAAAAACTTGTTGACTTGACCGATGATTCTAATTGTGAGGGATTCGGCGTAAGACTTACCAGGGTGAACTCTAAGGGCACAATTGATTGGAATAAGTTTTGTGAGACTAAGGGTATTGTTAAGACAGAACTAGAGGAATTTCGCAAGCCTCAAATTGGATTTTGGAAAGTTACGACTATAAAGTAGGACTATAAAACCTTTCTATGCTAGAATCTACACATTAAAATTATAGTAAAAATGATCAAAGGGAAAAATGCAAAATTGTAATCAATGTCATGAATCTTTACCGCTCACCGAGTTTCACAAGCACCCCGGGTTTCCGCTCGGGGTTCGTAAAATCTGCAAAACTTGTGCATGTGCTCAATCTAAAGATTATTACTCTAAGAATAGAGAAAAACATCTAAACGTATGCAAAGAGTGGCAAAACAAAAATAAAACTAGGGTTTCCGAGACTAAGAAACGGACTCGGGCTAGACGAAAAGAAGTTAAGGAAAACAACAAAAGCTTTCAGCCTGAAAAGTTCGAAGCCAAGCGCCAACTCGGATATATGGTATTTAAAGGGGAAATTCAAAAACCTGCTTTCTGTCAGATTTGCGGTTGCACTGGAGAGAAAATAGAAGGTCATCACCACGATTATTCTAAACCCGACGATGTCATATGGGTATGTAAGTCTTGTCAGGAATGGTTATATAAAAGATACTGCTCAAAACATGAGGTGATTTCTGTATCTTCAGCTTAACAAATGGGAACATAGGGGAAAATAATGTGGAATTTAAAATCGGTCAATTTATTATTGTTTTTGTGGCTCTCATGCTTAACTTTTGGTTCGGTTATTGGTGCGGAAGACACTCTAGATAGATCATATTTAGAGTGTGGAGCACTAGGAGAAGACTATGAAGAAGAACCATTCTCAAAAAGAATGATTGTTCACAAGGCTATAGATGGATGTCTCGATACAGTTTATCAAATTAGGTCGGGAGAACTTTCACAAGAAGAGGGTCTCGAAAAATTACAGTACACACTCGATTTTGTCCAGTTTATGTGCTGGTATTGGGTTGAAGACTAGATTTACACGGTTGTAAAGCGGATTTACATTGGGATTGTAGAATCTTCTTTTACGATATTTTCGAACGCCACATTCTGAACTTTTACGACTTCTTCGGACTCTTCTGATTCATCATCAGATATATTGGCACAACAGCACTTTACTTTTAGAACACGAGGACACCAACGGGTACAGTTAGAGTTGCAAGTCACGTTGACTCCGATTGGTGTCATTATGGGTAGTCCGTGGGTGTTAAGTCAACCCGAATACCAGTGTTAAATTCTATAATATCCTCAGCAATTTGTTCAAGCGGGGAA